TCAGGCTTTCCAGCTGTGCCCGGACCAGACGACCTCGCCGATCATCTTGAGGCGGTTGAGCTCGTTCGCCTTGCGGAGCTCCCATGTGTGGTTCGGATTATCGGACCGCAGCAGGAGCGTCCTGTCGTCCAGCAGATCGAGTCGCTTGATCCTCGTCTGTCCGTCGACATCGACGAAAGCGTACATGTGGCCATTCCTGATCTTGGTTCGACCCTGATCAATCAGAGCAACGTCGCCGTCCTGAAGGTGAGGCGACATGCTGTCGCCCCTTACGCGAAGCAGACAGGCGTTGTCGGGCTTCACGCTCATCTTTTGCAGCCATGTGCGCTGGAATGCGAGTTGGTCGACAACTTCAGCGTCGCCATTCTCGGCGCCAGGGCCAGCTGACGCCTGAGCTGCGAAAAGCGGTACGGCGGCATAGTCGTCCTCGCCCAGGTGCACGACGGTCTCTTTCGGCTGTTCGCGTGGAGGGCCGATATAGACTTCAAGGTCGAGCACTTTCGCGAGGCGCTTGAGGTTTTCGATAGGATGATCGCGCTCTTTACCTCTCCGGTTGCGAAGGTTTTTCAGCAGCGAAGGGTTGCCGACAGCCAACTTTGACGCCGCGGCGTCCGACAAGCCCTTCTCCTTCAGGGCAGCATCTATGGCTTTAAGAACGTCATCCATACCGCACACTTTAGCCCAACATGGCTAGCTTCAAAAGTAGGGTTTTCCAGTAGCCCTAGAGGGCTTGACTATGATGGCCCTAAATGGCTATCAATGGCGCATGAGCACCGCCAAATCGCACATCTTAAGTCTCGCTTCCCGCCTTGGCGCCCATGAAGGGGTGACCCATTGGGCCATCTCTATGCGGATGGTCGGAAAGGGAGACTTCCTTCACCGCCTGGAGCGAGGAGGGGACTGCCGCACCCAGACCTATGAGCGGGCGATGGATTTCTTTGCCCGCACCTGGCCAGCCGATCTTCAGTGGCCTCCCGAGGTCCCTCGTCCGGTCGCGACGGCCGCCAAGTCGACGAGGGTGGCATGAGCAGGATCGACATCCATGCCTTCCGCCGCCGCATCGCACTCTGGCTCTGTCCGGAACTCGATATCCGCGCGGCAGAGAGTGTGTTCGACCCCAGCAGCCTGCCGGTCTTTCGCGGTCATCACCGTCCGGCTTGGTGGCGCAACGAAGCGCTGCGATCGTTTCTCACGGAGTCGCATCGGCGGCACACGCTTGAAGAGACTCGCGCCCTTGCCGTCGAGAGGTTTGGTGACGGGGTGCCATCGGTCAGCGCGATCCATCGGTACTGGACTCGCCTTGACGAATTGAAGGCCCCCAGTCGGCCCGACTTCACGCAAAATCCCAACCCCATGGAGGCGATTGATGGCTGACGGAACCAGTCCGAACGACCTCGTCCTTGTTGCCGATCTGGCGAGCGGAAACTCGCCTCAGGTCGATGCAGTGAGGGCGGCGATCATGCATTTGCCCGAACCGCAAAGGCTCGCGCTCACGATCGAGATTGTCCTCGGCTCGAGGGAGACCTCCAGTCGCCTACAGTTGCGGCGGCTGATCACGGCGGCGAACCGCGTCTCACTCGAACTCGGGGCCACGGCCCTGGAACGGGGAGAGCTGTGATGCCGGGACTGATCCGCGACACCCTTGGCAGCGCCGTCTTCTGCGCAGGCCTCATGTCCTTCGCGCTCTATGGCGGCGAACTGATCGTGTGGGTGCTGGCATGGCGCTGACCCCGCAGGAGGCCTTTGGCCAGCTCGAGATCGGGCTCGCCCGGATGATGGCGCTCGTCATCAACCTGAAGGATTCGGACGGCGCTACCGAGGTGGAGCTGGACGCGGTGGCCGAGCAGATGAGCGAAATCGCGGACAGCCTGATCGCCGCATGGGCGAGCCTCGTCCTCGACGGTCGGGCGATCGACGCGATGCGTGACGCTCTGGCTCCGCTCGGCAAGCCGGTGAGGTCCGCAGAATGACGGCCCTGCACATTCGGCGACATCCGACCTGCAGCGCTTATGCGGTCTTCCGCGACGATGTGCGCCTCACGGGCTGGCAGAACATGGCGCTTGCTGAGCGGTCGCTCGACCGCATGCGGGCGAAAGAAGCGGGCAAGCACCGCCAGCGGAAGTGTCTGTGCTGCGGGGCGGTCTTCGTGAGTGAGGGCCCGCATCATCGGCTCTGCAACTATCACCGCGCGACGATCGGCGGCCTCGGCCGCGAGATGGCGGGGTGACGCGATGCATGCGGCGCGCCTGACCTCTCCCCGACTGCAGCGAGTCCTCAAGCTGCTCGGCGACGGGCGTCCGCACACGACCCGGGACATCGTCAGACGGGCGCGCGTCATGGCGGTGAACGCCTGCGTGTCCGAACTGCGGTTTCACGGGGCCGAGATCAACTGCCGGTCCGAGGTCCTGCCGAACGGACAGCGCCGGTTTTACTACACGATGACGAAAGGGCCCGAACGTGGCTGACGATAAATCCAAAGACATTCTGGCCAGGCTCGATTGGGACCTGCAGACCATTTTCCAGATGATCACAAGGTTGGGCACAGAGGCCCATCTCGAAGACGAGCAGATCGCCGACATCATCAACACCGCAAATGCCGAGCCGCTGGAGATCATCTCGGACATGGCCGACGAGGTCACGCTCAAGGCACAGGCCATCATTGTCGAGGCTCGCCTCGCAATCCGGGAAGCGCGGGGGGCCAAGGCATGAAGCCGCTGAACGGGGGACAGATCGTCAGGCTGCCCGTCGACCAGATCACGGTTGGCCCGCGCCTGCGGCGCGTGAGCGACGCAGCAGTCGAAAACCTGATCCAGATGGCCGAGGTCACCGGCATCACTGCGCCGATCCATGTCCGGTCGATCAAGGGCACCTACGAGTTGATCGATGGGGCGCATCGGCTGGAAGCGACCAAGCGCATGGGGCTGCCGGACATTGCCGCCCTGCTGATCGACTGCGGCGTCGGCGAGGCTCGTGCGATGGAGGCAACCAACAATCTGGGCGCCGCCCGCATGACGCCGCTGCAGACGGCGATCTTCGCGGCATCATGGAAGAAAGACTATTACGAGCGGCATCCGGATCGAAAGCGGGGTGTCTTCAAGGGCAATCAGTACACGGGCAATGTGGTTAGTGCAGAAGCTGCACTTACCAACGCGATCTGCGAGGCATTCGCGGTCCAGCCCCGCCGGGCCTTCCGGCTGCTGGCCGTTGGCGAACGCCTGACCGTCGCCGAAACCGGCCTCCTCGAGCGCGCGGGCCGCAACCTCGCCCTCGACGAACTCGAGGCGCTATCCAAGATCGGCGAGCCTGAAGAGCGACTTTTCGTCCTGCATAAGCTGTGCGCTGACCAGAAAGCGCGGGTCGCCACAGCTCGGTCGGCCTGGAAGGTCGAGCAGGGCACCGTCCCCGCCCCGAAAGACCCCGTTGAAGAGGCTTTCAAGGCCCTGAAAACCGCATGGCTCCGCGCGCCGAAGGCGGCCCGTCGCCGCTTCCTCGAATCCGAGGTCGAGGGCGTCGAGGACATCCTCGCCGACATCCGGGAGGCGGGCGAAGAATGACAAACGCGCCTGCCCAGGAATGGTGGACTGCCGCCGAGATCGCTGATGCGCGCCTGCCCGATCTTCCGGGCACGAAGCGGCGCGTGAACGCGCTCGCCGACCGTCAGGCCTGGGCAGAGCAGTCCGGCAAGGCGCGGCGGCGCGCGGGCAAGGGCGGGGGATGGGAGTATCACTGGACCCTCTTCCCGTCGCGGGCCCAGGCGCTGCTGCTGGCGCAGGCGACAATCAAGGAGGCACAGCCTCCGGCCAAGCAGGAGCGGCTTGAACGCGACGAGATGTGGGCCTGGTACGAGAGCTTGCCCGCGACCGTGAAGGCGACGGCGACGGCGCGCCTCTGCACGATCCAGAAGGCGGAGGCCCTGCATGAGGGCGGCGCGACGATGTATCTCGCCGTGACAGAAGCGGGACGCATCGACGGGGTGTCGCCGCGCACGATCTGGAACTGGCTCGGCCAGATCGAGGGTGTCCGGTCTGACGACCGGCTGCCCTACCTGGCCCCGCGGCATCGCGCTGTCGAGAGGTCGTCGCGCCGGTCGGAGATCGACCCGCGCTTCGGGGATTTGATCAAGGCGGACTTCCTCCGCCCGGAGCAACCCTCCCTGAAGTCCGTCTATGACCGCTGCGTCCGGATTGCCGAGCGGGAGGGCCTGCCGATCGTCCCGATCCACACGGTGCGCCGCTGGCTGGAACGTTCGGTCTCGAAGACGGCAATGGTCCTTGGCCGGAAGGGCATGGATGCGCTCAAGCGGATGCGCCCGACGCAGGTGCGGGACAAGACGGCCCTCCATGCGCTCGAGGCGGTCAACGGCGACTTCCACCGGTTCGACGTCTTCGTCCGGTTCCCGGCCGGGCCGGGCGGCCAGAAGGAAGAGATCGTCCGCCCGCAGATGGTGGCCTTTCAGGACATCTTCTCGGGGCGGCTGCTGAACTGGCGGGTCGACCGGACGGCGAACAGCCAGGCGGTGCAGCTCTGCATCGGGGACATGATCGAGCAGTGGGGCATTCCGACCCATGTGCTCCTCGACAACGGGCGCGAGTTCGCGGCCAAGCTCATCACCGGCGGAGTGCCGACGCGGTTCCGCTTCAAGGTCCGCGAGAGCGACATGTCGGGTCTGCTGACCTCGCTCGGATGCGAGATCCATTGGGCCCAGCCTTACAGCGGCCAGTCGAAGCCGATCGAGCGGGCTTTCCGCGATCTCTGTGACCGGGTCGCCAAGCATCCGGCCTTTGCCGGGGCATACACGGGCAACCGGCCCGACGCGAAGCCCGAGAACTATGGCGCGACGGCCATCCCGCTGGAGACCTTCCTTGCGGTCCTGCGCGAGGAGCTCGCGCACCACAACGCACGGTCCGACCGTCGGTCCGAGGTCGCCTTCGGGCGCTCCTTCGCCGAGGTGTTCGACGAAAGCTATGCCAAGGCTCCGATCAAGAAGGCGACGGCAGCGCAGCGGCGGCTCTGGCTGATGGGGGCGGAGGGCATCCGGACCCATGCCCGGACAGGTCAGGTCATGTTCATGGGCAACCGGTACCACGCCGACTGGATGATCGAGGTCGCCGGGCAAAGGATCGTCGCGCGCTTCGATCGCGCGGCCCTCTGGGACGGGCTGCACATCTATTCGATGGCGGACGAGTACCTCGGGTTCGCGCCATGTTCGGTCAAGGCCGGGTTCTTCGACGTCGACGATGCCCGCGCGCACAAGCGCAGCCTCAAGGAATGGCAGGCCGCGCGGAAGGCAGAGCTTGCCGCCCATCGCCGCCTGACCGTCGACGAGGTCGCCGACGCGCTGACCAAGGTGCCGCAGATCGCGCCGGAGGCCCCGGCGGCGACGGTGATCCGCGCCGTCTTCGACGCGCCGCGCGCCCCGGTGCCAGCGGCCCTGCGCGCGGACGAGGAAGCGGCACGTGTGACCATTGTCGCGGATCTGGCAAGCCGCCGGGTCGCCAAGGCGCCCGCTGGCGATGCCGGCCGCGAGAACTATGCCCGCGCCCTCGAACTCGAACGGACAATCGAGAGCGGGGGCGCGGTGACCAAGGACCAACGCATCTGGCTGGAAGGGTATCGGACCACTCCCGAGTACCGGACTTGGGCTGCGATGGTGGCCGACTTCGGCGAGGCGATCCTCGCCGGCTGAGGCAAAGGCCTGCGGGTCGGGAGCCCCGCGGGAAACCAGAGATCGGAGAGCAGAATGACGGAACAACTCTACAGCACGGTCGCGCCGCTTCGGAACGTGGCAGCGATGTGTGCCCTGATCGACCGGGTGAAGAACCGCCCGCACAGCCTGCCGGGGATGGGGACCTTCTACGGGCCTTCGGGCTTCGGGAAGACGATGGCGGCGATCTACGGGACCAACAAGTTCCAGGCGATCTCGGTCCAGGTCAAATCGGTCTGGACGAAGAAGACGCTCTGCGAGGCGATCCTCGCCGAGATGGGCATTCCGGCCGCGACGACGGTGAGCGGGATGCTCGACCAGATCAGCCAGCATCTGGCGGTGACGGACAGCCCGCTCCTCATCGACGAGGCGGACTTCCTCGTGCAGCGCAAGATGATCGAGATCGTCCGCGACATCTACGAGGGGTCGCAGGCTCCGGTCATCCTGATCGGCGAGGAGCTCTTGCCGCAGAAGCTGCGCGCCTGGGAACGGGTGCACGGTCGCATCCTCGATTGGGTCGCGGCCCAGCCTGCCGACATCACCGATGTCGGGCACCTCGCCCGCATCTATGCGCGCGACATCACCGTCTCGGCCGAGCTGCAGGGGAAGGTCTTGGCGACGTCCTTCGGATCGATCCGGCGCATCTGCGTCAACCTCGACAGGATCCGGGAGTTCGCGAAGATCAAGGGCCTCCACAAGGTCGGTCTGGAGGATTGGGGCAATCAGGCCTTCTTCACCGGCACCGCCCCCGAGGTCAGGAAGTTCGGCGAGGCTCCGGTTGGGCGGAGGTCGGCCTGATGGGTGCTGTCCACCTTCCTTCCGGCCACGGGGTTGCGTGGCGCGCCGCGCTCGCCCGCGAGACGTGGACCTATGACGACATCGTCGCTGACTCCCGCCTCTCTTATGGCCAGGTGCAGAAGCTGGTGTCGCGCTGGGAAGAGGCCGGAGCGGTCAAGGCGACCGGTGTCGGCCCTGACCGGCGGACGCAGTACGGCGTGACTGACGCGACCGTCTTCGACCGTCTGGCAGATGTCAGCGAGGCTTCACCCGCGCCGATCCGGCGTGAGCAGAGCGACGTCGGCAACATGTGGACGGCGATGCGGGGTCTCGCGACCTTCTCGCCTGTCGACATCAGCGCCCAGGCCAGCACCGAAGAGATCGAGGTCACCGTCCTGCGTGCCCGCGAATACTGCCGCACCCTTTTGCGCCACAACTATCTGAAGGTCGTCCGCAAGGCGGTGCCGGGCAAGCGCGAGCCGGTCTACCGCCTCATCCGGAATACCGGGCCCGTCGCTCCGCGCGAGAAGCGGGTGACTGTCCTCGAAGACGTGAACGTCCCAGTGCGGGGGCGGTCATGAGCGATCCCGTGACGACGGTCCGCGAGTCGTGGGGCGATGCGCCCCCCGACTGGATCATGGCGCTGGCGGAGGCCTGTGCGCTGAGTTCGCAGGGCAAGGTCGCCGAGAAGATCGGTCGATCGAGCGCGGTCGTCAGCCAGGTGCTGCGCGCGAAGTACCCCGGCGATATGCGCGGCGTGGAGGAGCTCGTCAGGGGCGTCTTTCTGTCGGCGACGGTGGACTGCCCCGCGCTTGGCCGACTGCCGACCAACGAGTGCTCGGGGTGGCGCAGGAAGGCACGCAACTTCTCCGGGGCGAACGCGCTGCGGGTCCAGATGTACCGGGCCTGCCAGCGGTGCCCGATCAACAGGAAGGAGGACGCGAAGTGACCCCCGCCCGTTATGCCCGCAAGTACCAGCACGTCATTGCGCTCGCGCTGACCGGCAAGAAGCGTTCGCAGATCGCCGATGAACTCGGTCTGACCTGCGACAGTGTCGGGGCCATTCTGTTGAAGGCCCGTCGGCGCAACCTGCTGCCTCCAGCGAAGCGGGCAACGCCGCCCTCGGCCAGAGACCACAACCCGATTAAGCGCGAGGCGGAATCACTGCGGCTTGCCTGTGAGGGTGTCCCGCCGCGCGAGATCGCAGTACGCCTCGGGTGTCAGCCCAGCACCGTGTACCACTACCTTTGGAAAGCGCGCCGGGAGGGCAACTTTGAGGGTCGCTTCAAGACCGGAACCGAGGGCAACCGCGGGACTTGGTCCGCACAGATACCGCGCGAACTGGCCGAAACGCTCCGCCCGATGGCGGAAGTACGCGGCATGACCCTCGGCGATCTTGCCCGGTCCGTTCTGTCGCGGGTCGCGGAGGACAACCTCGTGGATGCCGTCCTCGACGACCACGACGAAGAGGAAGCCGCACATGCATGACCAAGGCCAGCCCGCTGTCCGTGTGCCCACCGAGGCTGAACTGCTGGCGGCGATCGATACGGTCCTTGCCGCACGACGCGGGACCAAGCCCGGCCGCTGGTCGCAAGAAGACATGATCCGCCTCGCCGCATCTGGGGTCGCGAAGGTCGACCTGCTGGGCGAGCGCGGCACCACGCTCTGCTCGATGGACGAGATCGCGGCCATGGCGGCCGTCCTCGCGGCATCGGGCGTCCTGCCCCCGCCGCACAAGCGGGTCCTTCCCGAAGCCTATCGTCAAGGAGACGAGAGATGACCATGCAGACCAACCCGGAGGACTTCGTGTCCGACGGCAAGATGACCATCGGCGACAAGGTGTTCATGGGTGACGGGAAAGGGGGCCTCACGCCCGTCGACCTGATCAAGCCGCAGCACCTCCTCGAGGACGAGACCGTCCGCAAGATCATCGGGTTCGCCGCGGCGCTGTCCGCGCAGGTGGCCCGGTTCAAGGAGCACACCTTCGAGGACCTCGGGTCCTTTGAGGCCCTGCTTGCGCAGGAGTACGGCACCACGGTGGGCGGCAAGAAAGGCAACAAGACGCTCCAGTCCGTCGACGGGCTGTTCAAGGTGCAGGTGCAAGTCGCCGACCACATCGATTTCGGACCCGAGCTGCAGATTGCCAAGGGACTGGTCGACGAGTGCCTGAATGAATGGGCGGCAGAGGCGCGCGCGGAGATCCGAGCGATCGTCACGCGGGCCTTCAACACCGACAAGGCGGGCCAGATCAACCGGTCCGAAGTGTTCATGCTCCTGCGCCTCGACATCCGGGACGACCGCTGGACGCGGGCCATGCAGGCGATCCGCGACGCCATGCGGGTGGTCGGCAGCAAGACGTACATCCGCTGCTACCGGCGCGACCGTTTCGATGCCCCGTGGCAGGCCATCTCCATCGACCTTGCGAGGGCATGATCATGCAGATCGAACTGACCCCCACCGAAATCGCCGCGGCCCTCGCAAAGGCTGACCCGACGCAGCTGATGGTGCTGGTGGCGGCCCTTGCCTCGCACGATCAGGCGCAGGCCCTGATCGCAGCCGCGGCCAGCCGCCACAACGGCACGGCTTTCCACCGCAAGGCCGCACCTTGGCTCCGCCAGCTGGCCGATGCGCTTGAGGCTGTCGAGACGCGAGATGCCGCGATCGACGCCGCCGGGAGGGTTTCGTGATGGCTGACACAGGCGACCACATCCCGAATGACGCGGGCGCGGAACTGCGCGCCTTCATCGAGCGCTATGAGCACCTCGAGGCGAAAGACCGCGACATCAAGGAGCAGATGAAGGAGGTCCTCGCCGAGGCCAAGGGGCGCGGTTACGACACCAAGGTCCTGCGCAAGGTGATCGCGCTGCGCAAGCGCGACCGCGACGACATCGCCGAGGAAGAGGCGGTGCTGGAGATGTACAAGGCAGCGCTGGGGATGCGGTGATGATCACGACCGCTCACAAGGTTGCGGCCCTCCGCCGCGAGATCGCGCTCCGGCGCGCCGTATTCCCGGGCCGGGTGCGGCTCGGGAAAATGACCCAGGCCGAGGCGGACCGCGAGATCGCCGTCATGGAGGCGATCCTCGCCGATTATCAGCGGCCTGATGCCGAACTGGCGGTGGCCTGATGGGCCGCCGTCCCCTTCCTGAAGGCTGGTGGATCATCCCCGGTGCCTTGTTTGGCGCCGGGCTGATCATCGCCGTTGTCTGGGCGGGCCTGTCATGACCGACCGCCGCGCGCTTCAGAAGAAGATCCACGTCGCCTGCCGCGAGCTCGGCCTCGACGGAGAGGCGCGGCGCGAGCTGCAGGAAGCGGCGACGGGCAAGGCCTCCATGCTCGACATGAGCGAGGGCGACCTGCGGCTCGTCCTCGACCGGCTTGTGAAGGCGGGTTTCAAGGGGCCTTCAAAGCGCAGGCCCGCCGCCGCGCGCGCCGACGTCCGGCTGGTCCATGTCCTGTGGCACAAGCTGGGCGAGGCGGGCGTTCTGGAAAAGCCGGGCAGGGCCGGGCTCAATGCTTTCATCCGGTCGCGGTTCGAGACGACCTGGGGGGCGGTTCCGGCGGACGTCGATATGCTCCGCGACCACAAGCAGATCGACATGGTGGTCGAGGCTCTGAAGCAATGGGGCCGCCGTGCCGGCGTTCCTCTCGACAGGAGGAGCGAATGAAGAAACCCCTTTACCCGGTGAGCGACCATGCCGTGATCCGCTGGCTCGAGCGCGTCCACGGGATGGACATCGAGAGCATCCGTCGCGAGATCGGCCACAAGGCGGCGATCGCGCTGGATCACCCCGGAGCTGACGCTGTCCTCGTGGACGGTCTCAAGCTGCAGCTGCGGGAAGGGGTGGTGAGCACCGTTCTGGACCGGTCGAACGCGTGGAAGAACAAGCGCCGGTACCGGGCAGAAGTGGCGAGCGAGTCGTGATCGCCTCTTGGCCCTTCGAGGGGCTGACCCCCTTCAAGTATGGCGCGATCCTTGCCGATCCGCCGTGGGCCTACGACATGCGCTCTGAGAAGGGACACGCGAAGTCGCCCGAGGCCCACTATGCCACGATGACGCCGGAGGCGATCAAGGCGCTGCCGGTCGGCCAGCTGGCGGGGCCGGACTGCCTTCTGTTCCTGTGGAGCACGTGGCCGCACCTGCCGCTCGCGATGGAGGTCATGGAGAGCTGGGGCTTCGCCTACAAGACGGGCGGGGCCTGGGTGAAGCGGACGCCAACGGGCAAGCCGGTGTTCGGTACGGGTTACCTTTTGCGGTCAGCGACCGAGCCGTTCCTGATCGGGACGATCGGGTCGCCCGCCATCAGGTCGAAGAGCGTCCGCAACCTGATCGACGCTGAGCGGCGCGAGCATTCCCGCAAGCCGCCCGAGGCGCGGGCGATGCTTGAGAAGCTGCTGCCCGATGTGTGGGGCTGCGAGCTGTTCGCGCGGGAAGGCTGGTCGGGGCGAGACGTCTGGGGCAACCAGGTGGGGAGGTTCGTGTGATGGTGACGTCAATGATCCTCGCCGGCGAGAATCTCATCGATCGTCGGGCGATGGGTTCGGATATCGTTTTCGATGGCATACTGAACCGTCTCGAAGATCGTCATCGAATGGTCATGAGCGCAGGCGGCCTCAAAGTCGATGAAACGGCGGTCAGTTGCGTTGTCGCCAACTTGGACGCCCGACAGAAAGGCGTTCACCTGAGTGACGAAATCCTCATCGACGAGCTGAGCGGCGGCATCGAGAGCCTGAAGCGATGTGCAGGGCATACTCAGATAGTCGTTGAGTTCGTAAACCATTGCTGTGTTGTCAGCACGAGCGTTGCCCGCCGTCGCGATGATTATGAGGGCGCAAAAGGCTGCTTTCATGTGGTCACCTCCTGGAAGCTGAATCTCGCTTGTTTCAGTCCGGGATCAAGTAGGGAAACCCGGACGTTTTGGGCCTGGCAAGGAGCAGCCTGTGTCGGCTGAACCGCGCGCCCTTTCTCCCCGCCCTCCCGCCCAGGTGCAGGCGTATGTCGATGTCCTTGGGGTCGACGGCGCGGTCGAGTTCCTGCTGACCTTCGGCGGGGCAGAGCTCTATGTCGCGGCTAATCCGAAAGGACGGGGCAAGGTCGAGCGGCAGTTCGGCGCGGAGAAGGCGGCGGCGCTGGCAGCGATCGTCGACCGGTTGCCGCGGCGGGTTCCGACCGCGAAGCCATGGATCGCGCAGGTCCTTCGCACGCAGGGCTTGTCCGTTGCGGAAATTGCCCGCAGACTGCACGCAACCGACGTCTCGGTGCGTGGCTGGCTACGCAAGGCGGAATTGGGCGAGGCCCCTGACAGTCGGCAGCTCCGGCTCTTCTGAACCTCCTGCTCTGCCGCCCCCGCAAGCCCTTGCGGGCGGATCGGGATTTTCGGGAATGGCATGGTCACCCCAACGGAGCCGCGATGTGCGGCGGATCGCACGGGGAACGCCATGAGCCTGAAACTGATCCAGCAGGGCCTCTCCGGCCTGCGCTATGACGTTGGCCCCGCCGATGACGATTGGGGGCCGCGCACCGAGCGGGCAATGCAGGCCTGCATCGCCGGACGTGGCCAGCCGGTGACCTTCCGACCCGAGCCCGCGACCATCACCCCCGGCGCGCCGCGGATCTATCAGGGGTCGGCTCGATACCTCGTGGATGAAATCGTGGTCCACTGCGCGGCGACCCTTCCGGCCTGGATGCAGGGCCAGTCGATTGCTGCCAAGGTGGCCGAGATCACGGCCTGGCACCGCGCCCGCGGGTGGCGGACAATCGGGTACCAGCATGTCATCGACCGTGACGGGGCCCATGCCACCGGCCGAGCGGAGACCGAGATCGGTGCCGGTGTCGAAGGTCACAATCGCGGTGTGATCCACATTTGCCTGATCGGCGGTCATGGCTCGGCCTCGACCGATGCGTTCACCCGCCATTTCACCACTGCCCAGGACCTCAGGCTCCGCCGCCTCATCGCGGAAATCAGCGCCCGCACGACGATCCGCCGGGTCTCCGGCCACAACGAATGGGCCGCCAAGGCCTGCCCCGGCTTCAACGTTCCCGCCTGGCTGAACGCCGCCTGAGAGGATCGCACATGCCATACGTTTCCAGCAGCTCTGACGAGCGCGTGGTCAACAACACGATAAGACACGCCTACCGCGTCTTGAGCGACGAGGAGGAGGCCCAGATGGCAGCCGTGAAAGATGCTGGTCAGGCGTTTCACGACCTGATCGCGGGGCTGGGTGCCAGCCGTGAGACCAGCATCGCCAAGACCAAGATCGAGGAGGCGGTCATGTGGGCCGTCAAGCACATCACCACCTGACCGTTCCCTCTCCTACGAAAGCCTGAACAATGCTTGATCAACTCCTGACGGCCATCGAGCCGCACCTCACTGAAATCCTGACCGGCATCATGGTCTGGCTCCTGAGCCTGTTCGTGCTGGCGGTCCGCCGCGTCGGTCGCGCGCTCACCGAGGCGATCGGTGAGCATTTCGGGCTGCAGGCGCAGCGCATCTGGCAGGACACACTGCACCGGGCGTTGCGGTCGGGGGTGCTGGCCACCGACGGCAACGTGGCTGACGAAGAGGAGCGGATCGACGAGATCATCGACTACGCCTGGCGGAGTTCCCCTGAGCATATCAGCGCGCTGGGGCCGACAGAGGATGTCCTGCGGGCCCTTGCCAAGGCGAAGATCAGAGAGGTGGGTGCCGAGCTTGCCCGCGCTGGCGCCGGTGCTGCACGATGACGCCGGATCAGGTCGATGTCGGTACGCTCGTCCTCTGGGCTGCGGCCTGTTCAACGCTGATCACCTTGGGCATTGCCGTGTGGAACATCTTTTCCTCGCCTGCCCGCAAGCAGGCTGACCGTCTCGACGCGCAAGGCAAGCGGATTGAGGACCTCGACCGCGCGATTCAGCGCATTGAGTCCCAGATCACGGCGATGCCGAACACGGCCACCATGCATGAGCTGGAGGTGATGTTGGTGCGGGTGGAGGGGCGGCTCGACACGCTGAATGAACGCCTGGCGCCGGTCGCGGCTATCGCCGACCGGATGCAGGAATGGATGCTGGAGAACGGCAAGTGACCAACCTCGACACAGTCATGCGGGAGCAGGCCCGCCTCGTCATCCTGAAGGCGCTGCGTGCGGAAGTGGGCGAGAGCCTGAACTCCGACCTGCTCGTTCACGAGCTGGCGCGCTTCGCCATCCGCAAGGATCGCGGCTGGGTGCATGATGAACTCGCCTGGCTGCGCGAGCGGGGGGCCGTGTCGTTGATCGATGCGGGCACCATCAAGATCGCAACCTTGACCGAAAAGGGCGCCCGGCACCTTGACCGGGAGATCGCGATCGAGGGCGTCCAGCGGCCCAGCCGGCCGGAGGTCTGAGATGGGCGCAGCGTCCAGCGACAAGTCCCCGCGCGGTCGGGGGCGGCTGTCGGCCTTCGACCTGCTGCCGCCGGAGTGCGAGCCGCTGCTGACGGCAGCCGCGCATGAGCTCGGGGACAGGAACCGGACGCAGCTCGACATCTATGCCGACTTCATCCGAGGCTGCGAGGAGATCATGGCGGCCAGCCGGGGCGAGCTCGAGTTCGCGATCCCGAGCTTCTCGTCCTTCAACCGGCTGTCGATCCGCCTGGCCCGCCTGACGAGACGGCTTGACCAGACCCGGCAGATCGTCGCGGCGATCGCGGATAAGTTCGACGCCAAGGAGAGCGACGACCTGACCGTCATGCTGGGCGAGACGATCAAGTCGCTCATCCTGCACATGCTGGCCGAGGGCGACGATGTCCTCGGGTCGAAGGAGGTCATGCAGCTCGCCAATGCCTTCAAGTCGGCGCTGCAGGCGCAGTCGATCAGCTCTGACCGGCGGCGGAAGGTTGAGGCCGAGTTCGAGGGCAAGGTCACCGAAGCGGTCGAACGTGCGGCGCGGGCAACCGGCATGTCGGCCGAGACGGCCGAGGCGGTGAAGGCGCAGATCCTCGGGGTGACGGCGTGACGATGATCCGCGCGATCTTCAACCCCGACGCAGAGCGATGGAGGCACTTCGGTTCGCCGGGGAGCTTTATCCTCATCCCGCGGGAGACTCCGGGCCTGCTCGAATTCCGGTACTTCTGCCCCTGCGGATGCGGTGCCGAGAACGGGCTCCTGATCGGCGACGGCTTCAAGCCCGGCGGAGACCGACCCTCCTGGCGGTGGAACGGATCGAAGACCGAGCCGACTCTCGACCCTTCGGTCAACATGGAAGGGCATTGGCACGGCTGGCTCAACAGCGGGTACTGGAGGGCGGCGTGATGGCAACCCCGGAGGAAGTGGCCAACGATATGTTGGCCTGGGCGAAGCATTACGACGGTCGCGACAACGGGCTTGCCTGTGTCTGTCGCGATGCCGCTCGCCTGATCCGTCAGATGCTTTGCGGTCAGACCGTCGACGGACGGACCTATAATGGCGTGCTCACGAGGCTCACCAATGCTGGTTCGCTGCGTAGCCACGCGAATGATCAGATCCTTACGTCCCTCAGCCGGGCGAGACATACCTTGACCCGACTGCGTTCCCACTCGCTTGGCCCGGGCAGGGACATATGACCGCCCCGATCACCCGAGCCGAATGGGAACGCCAGCGGCGCGAGGCGACGGAGGCGATGCCCGATGTCGTGTCCGAGGTCGGGCTGCCAAAGGTCCTGTTGCCTTACCAGCAGCGGGCGGTGGGTCTTCTGGACAACGCCTCGACCAAGGTCCTGGTCGTTGAGAAGTCGCGCCGGATCGGGCTGACCTGGGGGCTGGCCGCCTATGCCGCGCTGCGCGCGGGGCGGGAGCGGAAGGCGCGGGGGATGGACGTCATGTACATCTCGTACAGCCAGGAGATGACGCGGGAGTTCATCGACGCCTGCGGGATGTGGGCACGGGCCTTTTCGGTCGCGGCGGCCTCGTCGGAGGAATTCCTTTTCCCGGATGGTGACGAAACCGGGGACCGGTCGATCAAGGCGTTCCGGATCGCCTTCGCCTCGGGATTCGAGATCATCGCGCTCAGCTCTGCCCCCCGGTCGCTGCGGGGCAAGCAGGGTGTCGTGATCATCGATGAGGCCGCGTTCGTCGACAGCCTGGCCGAACTCCTGAAGGCGGCGCTCGCTTTCCTGATGTGGGGCGGGCAGGTGATCGTCTGTTCGACGCATGACGGGGCGGAGAACGTCTTCAACCAGACCGTCCAGGAAATCCTCGCGGGGCGGAAGCCCTACAACCACATGCGCATCGACTTCGACGACGCGCTGCGCGACGGGCTCTATCAGCGGATCTGTCTGGTCACCCGGCAGGACTGGTCACCCGAAGCGGAGGCAGGCTGGCGGCAGGACATCATCGACTTTTATGGCGACGGGGCGGACGAGGAGTTGTTCTGCGTGCCGTCGATGGGCTCGGGCGCCTGGCTGACCGCGCCGCTGATCGAGGCGCGGATGACGGCCGATGCGCCGCTCCTGCGGCTCGAGCTGCCCAGCGATTATCTCCACCGCGACCGGCTGGGCCGGGCGGAGCTCCTCGCGCCGTTCATGGAGGAGCTTGAAGGGGCGTTGAAGGGCCTCGACCAGACCCCGCATTACGCCTTCGGGTTTGACTTCGCGCGGGTCGCCGACCTTTCCGTCGCGGCGCTCCTATCGATCGAGAAGAACCTCAAGCGGCGCGAGGCGCTGTCGGTCGAAATGCGGAATGTCCCCGGCGACGAGCAGAAGGCGATTGTGCGCGACATCCTGACGGCGGTGCGGGAGCGGCTGGTCGGGGCGGCGTTTGACGCCACCGGCATGGGCTGGACCGTGGCCGAGGACATGGGCCGTATCTTCGGGCTGCGCGAGGGCGAGGACAGCTCCGGCCTCGTCTGGGCGATCAAGTTCACCGACGACTGGTACCGGCTGCACATGCCGCCGCTGAAGACCGCGTTCGAGGATGACACAATCGCGCTGATCCGGGATGCAGAGCACCTGTCCGACCTGCGGGCGGTGAAGCTGGTCCGGGGGACACCGCGGGTCCCGCCGACGCGCGAGGGCGAGAAGGGCAAGCGACGTCACGGTGACTTCGCCATCGCCTTGGCGCTGGCCCACTTCGCGAGCCGGATGCGCTGGGTCGAGTATGGCTACCGCGCCGCCGGCGGCCGCGATCTTCGCGAACGAGGTCAGCCCGACGCCGCCGATCGGACGCGCGATTGGTGGCGCAGCCCGCTCGGGGCCGGGTTGCGGGGAGGTTTGTGATGGCACTTGACCGCCGCCCAATCCGCCAGCGCCTGGCCGATCTCTATACCGAGGCCGAGCTGATGCACTGGATGCACACGTCACATCCGCAACTCGGCGGACGGACACCCGCCCAGGCCATCCTCTCCGGCGCCGCCGGGGAGGTTCATGCGATCCTCGACCGGTTGTCGGACGGGGCGCACCTATGAAGGGAGACGCTTGATGGCGCGCATGCCCCAGCTCCTCGACCGGTGGGGCCGTCCGGTCGAGCAATCTGTGCTCCGGACGGAAGTCGCCGTGCCCGCAATCGGCAGCGTCCGGTCTCCACTGACCGGATACCCGGCGGACGGGCTCAATCCGCTCCGCCTCGCCGCGATCCTGCGGGAGGCCGACCAGGGCGAGCTGGTCCGCTATCTCGAGTTGGCGGAGACGATCGAGGAGCGCGATCCGCATTACCTTGGCGTGATCGGCACACGGAAACGGTCGGTCAGCCAGATCGAGATCACGGTCGAGGCGGCAAGCGATGATGCGGCGGATGTCGAGAAGGCGGATTTGGTTCGCGACTGGCTGACCCGCGGCGAGTTGTCGGAGGAGATCTTCGACATCCTGGACGCGATTGGAAAGGGATACTCGTTCACCGAGATCATCTGGGACACCTCCGAGGGTCAATGGCGGCCGGTACGGTTGGAATGGCGCAACCCGGCGTGGTTCCGCTTTGACCGGATCGACCTGTCCACGCCGCTCATGCTCGGGGACGCGGGGGAGAACCTTCCGCTGCCGCCGTTCAAGTTCATCTTCGCGTCGATCAAGGCCAAGTCAGGCCTCGCGCTCCGCTCCGGCCTCGCGCGGGTCGCCGCCTGGGGCTGGATGTTCAAGGCCTATACGCAGCGGGACTGGGCAATCTTCACCCAGACCTACGGCCAGCCGCTGCGGGTGGGCAAGTATGGCCCGGGGGCTTCGGAGAAGGACCGCGACACGCTGTTCCGGGCGGTCGCGAACATCGCCGGCGACTGTGCGGCGATCATCCCCGAGTCGATGGTGATCGACTTCATCGAGACGTCGAACGTCGGAGCCTCGTCCGAGCTCTACCTGCAGAGGGCTGACTGGCTTGACCAGCAGATCTCGAAAGCCGTGCTGGGGCAGACCTCGACGACGGATGCGGTGGTCGGCGGCCTTGGGTCCGGCAAGGAACACCGGGAGGTCCAGAAGGACATCGAGACGGCCGATGCACGGGCGCTGGCCACGATCCTGAATCGCGACCTTATCCGGCCCTGGATGGATCTGGAGTTCGGCCCGGCGCCGACCTATCCGAAGATCCGGATCGAGCGGCCGGAACCCGAGGACCTCGCCGCGATGTCGACCGCGCTGGGGACTCTGGTGCCGCTCGGCATGAAGGTGAAGATGAGCGAGGTGCGGGACAAGTTCGGCTTCTCCGACCCCGCTCCAGAGGACGAAATCCTCGCGCCGAAGCCGGCACCCGCGCCTGTCGGCGACCCTTCCGAGCCGGGTTCGCCGGTTAAAGGGATTTCCGGCGTTTTTAAAGGGGTCGACGGTCCCGGACGCACAGACGCCGCCCCGCAGGCAGAAGGGCCTCCAGCGGGCAAATCCGAGCCCCCCGGTGCCGCTGACCTGATCGCCGATCGGCTGGCAGTCGAAGGTGCACCGGCGATGGAGGTAATGCTCGACCAGATCGAGGTCATGCTGGCGGCGGCGGGGTCGCTCGAAGAGTTCGCCGAGATGCTGCGCGCGGGGTTCCCGAACCTCGATCAGTCGATGCTCGCGCGGGTGCTGGCGGATGCGATGACGGCCGCGCATGCCGGGGGACGGGCGGCGGTGGAGTCGGAGGGTGCTTGAGGCGATCCGCGCCATCTTCCGCAAGCCGTTCCTTGAACAGGTCGCGGCGTTCCGGCTGCGGCTGGGCAACCTGGTGGCGACGCGGCGCTGGGATGACATCCGGGGGGCCGCGCATGACCGGGCCTTCATGGTGGCTGGAGCGGTAAAGGCCGACTTGCTCGCTGATCTCGGGCAAGCGGTCGAGAAGGCGATCCTTGAGGGCACCAGCCTCGAGGAGTTCCGGCGTGACTTCCGCCAGATCGTCGAGACGCGCGGCTGGCATGGCTGGACCGGAGAGGGGACGAAGAAGGGCGAAGCCTGGCGGACCCGGGTGATCTACCGCACCAACGCCGCCACGTCCTATGCCGCGGGGCGGCTTGCGCAGCTGAAGGAAGGCCAGTTCCCGTACTGGATCTATTTCCACGGCGGGTCGCTGGAACCGCGATTGCAGCACCTGGGCTGGAACGGACTGGTGCTGCCGGCTGACCATCCGTTCTGGGACACGCATGCCCCCCCGAACGGCTGGGGCTGCAGCTGCTACGTCATCGGTGCGCGCAGCCTGGCGGCGGCGCGGCGTCTGGGTGGGGATCCGGCCAAGGCCTTGCCGCCGGACTGGGACGCCCTTGATCCCCGCACGGGGACGCCCCGTGGTGTCTCGAAAGGCTGGGACCATGCGCCGGGGGCGGGTGTGGCGGATCTCGTGACAGCGATGGCCGCAAAGGTCCGGACGTGGCCGGACGAGATCACGGAAGGGTTTCTGAACGGATTGCGAGCCGAGCTGGCCGAGCTGGTGCGCGAGGAGATCGCGCGGACCGGCGGGGCAGGGCAGGCATGATCCGCGTTGATCTGACCGAGGATGAGATCACGGCCGCGCTGGAGCGTTTGTCACGGTCGCTCACGAACATGACCCCCGTCATGCAGGATGTGGGCGAGCTTATGGTCAGGTCGACCAAGCTGCGGTTCACCGAAGGCCGGTCGCCCGAAGGCGCGGCCTGGTTACCGAAGTCCGCCACGACCCTCGCGGCATACCAAGCGCGTGGCGACCGGATGGACTTTCGCCCGCTCTTCGGCCCCTCGGGACGGCTGTCGTCGGAGATCTTCTACGAGGTCGGCGCGGGCGGTGACTCGGTCGAGGTCGGCTCGAACCTGATCTATGCGGCCGTGATGCAGTTCGGTGCGGCGCAGGGGGCCTTTGGCTCGACCTCTCGGGGCGGGCCGATCCCATGGGGCTCGATCCCCGCCCGCCCGTTCCTTGGCGTGTCCGAGGATGACCGGACCAACATCCTCGCCTCGATCGACGAATGGCTGCAGTCGTCGGTCGCGGGAGGCGATTGACGCCGCGCCCGCCGCGCGTCAGCCTGCAGATACAGGAGCGATGACCGAACCCCCGCAAGCCGTTGCGGATGTATCGGTGGACCCCCACGGGCGATTGTCGCCCCATGACCCGGACACCCGAACTTATCGCGCTCCTCGCGAGCCAGGACTTGCAGCATGGCCCCGATGCGGCCGCGCCGGAGTGGGTGCATCTTCTGCCAGCAGGGGACCTGATCCGGACCGGTGACGGCCGCGGCCCCTACCGGGTCGAGGACGCAGGCGCGATTGTCGCCGCGAGCTTTGCCGAGGCGTCACGACTTCCGATCGACGAGAACCACGCCACCGACCTTGCCGCCCCACGCGGTGAGCCGGCGCCTGCGCGCGGCTGGATCGTTGCGATGGAGGCCCGGGCAGACGGCATCTGGGGCAAGGTCGAATGGACCGGCGCGGGGTCGGCACTCCTTGCAGACCGTGCCTATCGCGGCATCAGCCCCGTCATCCTTCACGACAAGGCGACGAAGGTCATCCGGGCCATTCTCCGGGCCAGCCTCGTCAATCGCCCGAACCTGCGCGGGCTGACCGCGCTCAACCAAGAGGACCCGCAGACCATGCCGTTCATGGACAAGCTCATCGAGAAGATGGGACTGAAGGCGGGCGCGACGGAGGAGGACATCCTCGCGGCGCTGCCCGGCAAGGACACCCCCGCGCTGCAATCGGCGCTGGCAGAGATCGGCACCGCGCTGGGTGTCGAAGGCGCCGAGGCGACGGCCATCGTCGCGGCAGCCAAGCTGGCGGGTTCCGGCAAAGACAGCCTCGTCGCGCTGCAGGCGCAGGTCGAGACACTCTCCAACGAGCTGAAGGAAACCCGGCAATCCAAGGCCCGTGCGACGTCGGAGGCCTTCATCGACGGCGCGATCCGCGACCGGCGCGCCGGGCTCAACGCGGGCAACCGCGAAGAGATGATCGCGCTCCACATGTCGAACGCCGAGACGGCCGAGAAGCTGATCCTCGGCATGCCCAAGCTCGGGCCCAGCGGGGCGAGCGTGGAGCCGCCGAAGAAAGACGGTGAGGTGAGCCTGAACGCCGAACAGCGGCAGGTGGCCGACCTCCTGGGCATCCCGCCCGACAAGTACCTCGAAACCCTCAAGGCCGAACAGAAGGAGGCCCTCTGATGCCGTTGACCGCAGACCGCAACACCCAGACCTGGCTCGGCGACCGCCGTACGGGTCCGGTTGGCGCTTCCACCCGCATCTTCGCCGGGGCGCTGATCATGCGCAACGCCGCCGGGTTCCTCGTCCGCGGGGCCGTCGCAACTGGCGCGACCGGTGTCGGCATCGCCGAGGAGCCCGCCGACAACTCCGCAGGGGCAAACGGCGCGATCAACGTCCTGTACCGGACGGGCATCACCGCGCGGTTCCGCAACTCGACCGCCGGTGACCTGATCGTCCAGGCGGATGTGGGCGGCATCGCCTGGATCGCCGACGACGACCAGGTCGCCAAGACCAACGGCACCAGCACCCGGTCGCGGGCCGGCATCATCGAAGCGGTCGACGCCCAGGGCGTCTGGGTCCGCCTCGACGAAGCCATCACCCGCGCCGCGTAAGGAGAGACAGCATGATCATCAGCCAGGCCAACCTCGACGCACTCCGCGTCGGCTTCCGGACCGAGTTCCAGCGCGGACTCGGCATGGCGCCCACCATGCGCGACCGTGTCGCCATGACCGTGCGCTCCACCACCTTCGAGAGCCGCTACGGTTGGCTCAAAAAGCTTTCGGGCATGCGTGAATGGCTCGGCGCCCGCGTCGTCGACAACGTGGCCGAGAGCTCCTATTCGATCGTCAACCGGCACTTCGAGAAGACGATCTCGGTCGACAAGAACGACATCGAGGACGACAACCTCGGCCAGTATTCCGCGATGTTCGCCGAATTGGGCGAGCTCGCGGCGGCGCTGCCCGAGCAGCTGGTCTGGCAACTCCTGAATGCCGGCTTCACGACCAACTGTTGGGACGGCCAGTTCTTCTTCGACACCGACCATCCGATCACCGACGCCAACGGCAACGACACGACCTTTGCCAACACTGACGGCGGCGCGGGCACGCCTTGGTTCCTGCTCGTCACGAACCGCACGGTCCGGCCGATCATCTATCAGGAGCGAAAGCCGGTCGAGTTCGTCTACAAGGACAAGCCGACGGACGACAACGTCTTCAACGACCGCCAGTTCGTTTACGGGGCCGACCTGCGCTGCAACGTGGGCTATGGCTTCCCCCAGATGGCCTGGGGCTCGCGGCAGACCCTCAACGCCGCGAACTATGCCATCGCCCGCGCCGGCATCCAGAACATGAAGGGCGACGGCGGGCGGCCGCTCGGCCTTGTTCCGAACCTCCTCGTCGTGCCGCCCTCGCTGGAAAGCGCGGGCCGCCAGATCCTCAACTCCGAATACGGCACGGGCGGGATCACCAACGAGTGGAAAGGCACGGCCGAGCTGCTCGTCGTTCCCTGGCTGGCCTGACCCTGACTGCCTGACGGCGGTCGGTTCCGAAGGGGGGCGGCGGGTCCGCCCCCTCAATGAACCGACAGGAGACCTCCCACATGTCCGACGATACAACGAAGACCGAGACCAAGCCCGACGCCGCCAAGGAGGCCAAGGCCGAGAAGCCCGCGCGCGCAAAGGCCCCCGCTGTCGTGACGGTGGTGGCCAAGCAGCCGTCCCGCTGGCGCATCGGACGCCAGTTCGGCCCGACCCCCGTCGAGATCCCGCTCGATCAGCTGAGCGAGGATGAACTCGCCCGCCTGAATGCCGACCCCCTTCTCGTCGTCACGGCCGGCTCCGCGGCCTGACGGGAGGACGCGACCCCGGGTCAACCGGGGCGCCCCGCCCCCGGCGGATGTTCCGGCCGCCGGGGGCACCTTCACCCCCGCTTCAATGGACCTTGAACGATGGCTTACGCGACCCTTCAGCAGCTCACCGATCGCTTCGGCGAACGGATGCTGATTGCGCTGACGGACCGGGCGGACATCCCGACCCATGCCATTGACCAGGCGGTGATCGACCGCGCGCTCGCTGACACCGACGCCCTGATCGACGGGTACCTCATGGCCCGCTATGTCCTGCCGATCGCCGGGACTGTGCCGCCCCTTCTGGCGGACCTCGCTCAGGCCATCACGATCTACAAGCTCCACGTCCAGGCCGCCGATCCCAAGATCGAGGCGGACTACAAGGACGCGTTGCGCTCGCTCCAGCAGATCGCCTCCGGGACCATCCGCCTGCCGGTCGCGGGGAGCGAACCGGAAACGCAGGGTGGCTCGGGTGCCATCGTGACCGACCGGGAGCGACCCTTCACGGCCGCGAACATGAAGGGCTTCATCTGATGCTGGTCGAGGCGCTGAAGAACCGGTTGCGCGATGTTGTGCCCGAGCTGCGGTCTGTGGAAGGCGCGGCCAGTATGGCTGCGCTGATGGCTTCGAACGGTTTGCCGCAACAGACGCCTGCGGCCCATGTCGTCACGCTCGGCATGCAGGGCGGCGACGAGGAGGCGATGGCGGGAGCCTTCATCCAGTCCACCCAAGAGGTGCTGGGCGTCATTGTCACCTGGCGCAATGCCGTGAACACCGACCGGACCGTGACGGATGTCGAGGCACTGATCCGCCAGATCGTCGAGGCGGTCGCGGGCTGGGAGCCTGACGGTGCGATGGCCCCGTTCAAGCTGCTGCGCGGCCAGCTCGTGGCCATGAACAAGGGCACCCTCGTCTACCAGATCGACTTTGCGATCGCCGACCAGCTGAGGATCTTCTCATGACCCGCAAGACCGCAAGCTCCGCGCCCGAGGCCGAAACTCCCGCTGCGCCCCTGCCTGCCGAGGGTGGCAGCTACACCCGCAATGCGGATGGGTCGCTGACCCGCCGCGACGAGGCCCCGCCCGCCACTGACACGCCCGAGAAGGAGGCCTAGATGCCCGCATCCACCCAGCGCTGGAACACAAAGATCCTGCTCGCCAAGATCGAGGCGACCTATGGCACCGACAGCGTGCCGGTGGCCGCCACCGACGCGATCCTCGCCCGCGAGGTTGCGTTGACCCCGATGGAGGGCAGCGACGTCTCGCGCGACCTCGAGACGCCCTGGATGGGACCGGACGCCACGCTGCCGGCCGAGTTGCACGCCCGCCTCTCCTTCCGCGTCGAACTTGCCGGGTCTGGCACCGCAGGGACCGCGCCGCGCTGGAGTGCGCTCATGCGCGCCTGCGGCTGCGCTGAAGTCATCTCGGCGGGCATCTCGGTCACCTACAACCCGGTGACGGACGCGCATCAGAGCGTGACCTTCTATCTGTGGATCGGCGGCACCCGGTATGTCCTGCGGGGAGCGCGCGGGACGGCCCGCATCGAGATCAGCGCGCAGGGCATCCCCTACATCGTCTTCGAATTCTGGGGCCTGTTCTCGCAGCCGACAGACGTCGCCCGCACCTCGCCGACCCTGACCGGCTGGCCCGCGCCGCAGCTGGCGTCCGACACCAACACCCCGACCTTCACGCTGGGTGGTGCCGACCACATCCTGCGCAGCCTGACCTTCAACCTCGGCAACACGGTCGAACCGCGGCTCCTCATCAACAGCGAGGAGATGTGGATCACCGACAAGGCCGAGACGGTTGAATGGCAGATGGAGGCGGTGCCGCTTGCCACCTGGAACCCCTATGCGCTCGCCGCTGCCCAGACCACCGTCGCCGCGATCATCGCGCACGGTGTCGGTGCGGGACGGGTCTGCACGCTCAACCTGCCGCGGCTGCAGGTCCAGCGTCCGCAGGTCACCGGCGCCCAGAACATCAAGGAATGGTCGCTGCGCGGGATCCCACTCCCCAATGCCGGCAACGACCAGTGGACTCTCGTACTGACCTGATCCGGAGCGCGACCCATGTTCAACATCGACAAGACCCCGACCTTCACCGTGCCGGTGCCGCTCGTCCTGGAAGGCATCGACGAGCCCCAGACTTTCCGCGCCACCTTCCGGGCCATCACGGACGAGGAGGCCATTGCGGCCGACTCGACGACTGTCGAGGGCTTCAAGGCCTTTCTGCGCAAGATCGTCGTGCAGCTGCACGATCTCGAGGACGACGAGGGCAAGCCGCTCGCCTCGTCGCAAGAGGTGATCGAGCTGATGATCAGCCGTCTCTATGTCCGGCAGGCGCTGCAGGCGGCCTACTGGAAGGCCGTGTTGCGGGCCCGCCTGGGAAACTGAAATGGGCGGGGCGCGCCTGGGTGAGAGGCGAGCTCCATGCCCCGCATGATGACGATGACGATGCCCTCGCCGATGCCCGCGCCATCGGGATCGATCTCAGCCCCGAGGATCTGTCGCCCGAACGGGCCACAGGCGTCTGGGCCGAGAATGTCGCCGCCGTCACCGCCTTCCTCGCCGTCTCGACCCAGTGGCGCGTTGCAGCGGGGGCGACGGGCCTCGTCATCACCGGCCTCGACTATGCCGGGGTACGCGCCGGGATCGAGGCCATCGGTATCGAAATCACGCCCCGCCTCTGGGGTGACGTCCAGATGATCGAGGCGGGTGCGCTCGCCGAACTGAACAGGCAGAGACGATGACGTTCCGGGTCAGCCTCCTCTTCCAAGCAGATGCCAAGGCCGCGAAGGCCGAGGTCGACGGCCTTGCGGCATCTGCCCGGAAGGTCGGGGATGCCTCGCAGGACATGGGCCGGAAAGCACAGGAGGGCGCGCGCGGCGTCGACGGGATCGCCCGTGCCGCCGACGGGGCCGAGGCGCAGCTGCAGGGCATGACAGCGGCGCAGCGGGTTGCGGCTGCGTCCTCGACCGAACTTGCGCGCGGAAACCAGATGGCGGCCGGTGCGACGGGCAACCTCGTCGCGCAGTTCAACGACATCGGGATGATGCTGGCGGCGGGCCAGAACCCGCTGCAGCTGGCCATCCAGCAAGGGACGCAGATCACGCAGGTGATCGGGCCGATGGGAGCAGCCGGCGCGGCGAAGGCCCTTGGAGGTGCTTTCATCGGGATGCTTGCGCCGATCAATCTGATCACGATCGGCGCGATCGCGGCTGGGGCAGCCGTCATTCAATGGCTGATAGGGGCGGGAGAAGAGGCCGCAACTTTCGAGGAGCGCATCGAAAACCTAGAGCGTGCGGTCAGCGCGTACCGTTCGGCGGCCGACCTTGCGAGTGCGAGTACAGGCCAACTGGCAGAGCGCTTCAAAGGCGCGGCAGGTGACGCTGGCCGGGTCGCCGTGATATTGAGCGAGCTCGAGAACATCGAAGCATTGCGCGCGCTCGATTCCGCCGTGGCAGACCTCACTGTGCGCTTTGGTGGGCTTTCCGATAGCCTGATCGTCACTAGCCAGGGCGCCATCCAAGAAATAGACGTGACAATGTTCAGGCTGCAAACAACCTTGCAGCTCACCGAGACCCAAGCAGCCTTTGTGACCGATGCGCTCCGCGATCTTGCCGAGGCACCCGACGTGTCCGCGCAGATCGACGCGGCGATCGCGCTCAATGATCGCTTCATCGAAGTGTTCGGATCGGTTCAGGCGATCCCGCCGGAACTGCAGGACGTAGCCCGTCAGGCGTCACTGATTGCATTGAGTGCTGCCGAGATTTCGGGCGAGATGGATGCGGCGACTGTCTCGGTCGAAGGTCTATCGGGCGCGTCGCAACTGGTCGCTGGATATCTTTATGACGCGCAGACGGCGCTCGGCCTTCTTGCTGCGATGGAGCCAGAAGCGGGCTGGCTGGATGGAGCGATTAGTGCCGCATCGCTGTTGGCAGGTAACATTTGGTCGGCGGTCTCAGCGCAAAGCACACTTGGAGCGATGGGTCCAATGGGTGCCGCTCGTCCGAGCGGAGAGAGCAGGACCCGTGGAGCTGCTGCACCAACGGAAGTTCAGGCGCCTGGACGCCCTCAAGCCCGGCCGACCGATATCGACTTCGGCTATGCTCCTCAGGTGGTTGCCCGGGGTGCAGCAGGTGGGTCTGCCATTGCTCAACGCGATGAAGTTCAGGAGCTGATCACCTCGCTGCAGGAGGAACTCGCGATCCTGCGTGAGACGGACCCTGTCCAGCAAGAACTCCTGCGCCACCGCGAAACCCTCACCAACGCGACTGAGGCCGAGCGGGCCGAAGTGACCGCCCTCATCGCCGCCCGCGAGGCGGAGAGGGGCGCGGCCGAGACGACGGCGGAGGCGTGGGATTACCTGCGGCAGTCGGGCAGGACCGCGCTGATGGACATGGCGAACGGGGCGCAAACGCTCGAGGAGGCCGCCCGGAATGCGGCTGCGGCGTTGGGTGAAGCGGTGCTGCAGGGTGCGCTCTTGGGCGAAGGTCCGTTCGGCGGGGCCTTTGGCGGCACGTCGATCTTCGGGATGATTGGCGGCGCGATGGGCATCCCGGCGAAGGCCAAAGGCGGCATGATCCACGGGCCCGGCGACGGCACCTCGGACGATGTGCTGATGTGGGGGTCGTCTGGCGAGTTCATGGTCACCGCCGACGCGACCGCCCGGTACCGGCCTGTCCTCGAGGCGATGAATGCAGGCGCGCCGCTGCCGGGGTTCGCCCAGGGCGGCATGATTGGCGGAGGCGCGTCCCCGCCTGCCGCGTCGGGTTCATCCGGTCCGGTTCAACTGTTGATCGATGTGCGCGGGGCGCGCGGCAACCGCGAGATCGAGGACATGGTCGCCCAGGGCGTCCGGATGGGCCTCGCCGAATATGACCGCGTCGTCCTGCCCGGTTCGGTGGACCGGGTCGTCCGCGACCCGTCGAGGAGGGGCTGATGGCGCTCTCCAGCACGCTCGACCGGTCGGCCTTCATGTTGCAGCTGCCGATCGCCAACCAGACCTGCTGGCTGCCTGACCAGGCCGAATACAACCGCACGGGCAGCGGCGAGCAGCTCGGCGCAGATCTCGGCGAACGGCTCTGGCAGGGCGAGATCGAGCTTGGCCGGATGAAACGGGAAGAGGCCGGGCGGATCGAGGTTCTCGTCGACCTCCTGAATCAGCCCGGCCGCGCGTTTCACATGTTCGACAGTCGGCAGCCTGCACCGCTCCTTGATCCGAACAGGACGGGCCTCGCGGGTTTCAACCCGGTGATCCACAACCTGCCCGGAGCGGATCCCCGCGAGATGCAGGTCTCGGGTCTCCCCGCGGGCTATGTCCTGTCGGCCGGGGATTACCTGTCCTTCAGCTACGGGTCCTCGCCCGTCCGCTTGGCCCTCCACCGCGTCGTCTCGGGCGTCACGACGGTCGGCACCGGGATCACCCCGCTCTTCGAAGTGATGCCGGCGATCAAGCCGGGCGCGGTCGTCGGCGCGGCCGTCAACTTCTACCGGCCCTTCTGCAAGGCGGTGATCGTGGCGGGCTCGGTCCAGCCCACGCGGACCCGGCACACCATCAGCGAAGGCTTGCGCCTCGCCTATGTCCAGACGGTGCGGTGACCGATGAGGACCTATGGCTCAGCCACACTCGCCGCCCTCCAGGCCCGCACCGGGATCGTCTCCCGGGTCCTCGTCTGGTTCGAGGCGCGCAACCGCACCACCGACGCTGTCGAGACCCTCGGGCTCTGGAACGGCGGTGACCATGCGGTGATCACGGTCGACGGCACGCCGCGTACCTACTTCGGGGCGGGCAACATCATCGATCTGCCGCCCGTCACTTACAAGGCCGGGCTCGAGGTCCAGATGTGGCGCATCGGCGTCTCGCCCATCACGGACGAGGTCAAGCAGCTGATCCGCAGCTATGACCCGCGCTTTGCGGCGGTCGAGGTTCACCGGGTCCTCTTCGATCCAACAACCCGGGCGATGATCGACACCCCGCACCGCGTGCTCGCGGGCTTCGTCGACGAGGTGGACCTTGGCACGGCCGTCTCGGGCGGCGAGGCGAGCTGCTATCTGTCGATCGCGACTTCGGCCCGTGCCCTGACCTACGGCCTGCCGAACAAGAACTCGGACGCCAACCAGCGCCGCCTCGCCGACGACCGCATCCTGCGCTGGGGCGACGTCTCCGGCTCCGTCCAGGTCTGGTGGGGCGCCAAACGCCCGGAGGGTGCGTGATGGAGCGGCCCGCCCTTCAACGCGTGCCGGACTGGCGGCCACGGCTCGTCGCCTGGCTGGCCGAGGTAGCCCGCAAACCCTTCAGGCCCGGCGAACATGACTGCGCGCTGTTCGCCGCCGGTGCCATCGCGACGATGACGGGAACCGACCCGGCAGCGAAGTATCGCGGGCGGTACACCACCGTGCCGGGCGGACTCCGCATCCTGCGGCGGGACGGCTTTGCCGACCATGTCGCGCTGGTGACCGGCCTCCTCGAGGAGATCCCGCCGCTGATGGCGCAGGTCGGCGATCTGGCCGTCGTGCCGACGCCGGAGGGACCGGCGCTGGGGGTGGTGGCTGGGGCGGAGGTGCTCGTCCTGCGGCCCGAAGGGCAGGGCGCGGTGTCATTGATGGCCGTTGAACGGGCCTTCAAGCTGCCTTCAGGGGGGTATTGATGCCTCCCGTCGGCGTAGCCATCGCAGCAGTCTCGGCCTCGATCACCGGCTCGGCTGCGTTTGCGTTTGCGACCCAGACGATCCTCGGCCGCCTCATGGTCTCGGTCGCCGCCTCGGCGCTGATGCAGGCACTGACGGCCCCGGAGCCGCCCCAGGGCGGGGGCATCGCGACGACCGTCACGCAGACCGGCGGTCTGAACCCCTGCATCTTCCCGCTCGGCCCCACCGCGACGGAAGGGCAGATGATGTGCCCGCCGATGAGCCACGGGCAATCGGGCAAAGCCCCGAATGCCTATCTGACTTATGTGATCCTGCTGTCGAACGTACCCGGCACCACCCTCGACCAGCTCATCATCAACAACGAGGCGGTCACGCTCGGCACGACGGCCCATCCGGATTACGGCCTGCCGGTGCAGGGCCAGTACCAGGACTATGCCTGGGTCAAGCTCAAGGACGGCAGTCAGGTCACGGCGGACCCGCATCTGCTCGCCACCTATGCGAGCTACCCGACCCGGCCATGGTCGTCGGCGATGATCGGGCGGAACCTCGTCTACGCGATCTGCACCTTCCGCCTGAATGACGAGCTCTGGCAGGGCCTGCCCCGGATCCGTTTCGTCCTGAGCGGCATCCCACTCTACGACATCCGCAAGGACAGCACCGCGGGCGGCAGCGGATCGCACCGCTGGGCCAACCGCGCGACCTGGGAGCCGTCCGACAACCCCTTCGTCCAGATCTACAACGTGAAGCGCGGAATCAGGTTCGGTGACGGCGATGTCTGGGGCGGCGGGATGCTGGCCACAGCTCTCAACACGGCATCCTTCGTGGCCGCGATGAACGAATGCGACCGCCTCGTCCCGAAGAGCGGGGGCGGGACCGAAAAACAGTTCCGCGCGGGGATCGAGGTCAGCGTCGACCGGGCGCCGGCCGACATCATCCGCGAACTCCTGAAGGCCTCGTCAGGCCAGCTCGTCGACATGGGCGGGCTCTGGAAGGCGCGGGCGGGCGGACCTGGCTTGCCGATCCTCTACATCTCGGACGGCGACGTGGTTATCTCGAAGCCGCAGGAGTTCAAGCCGTTCCCCGGCTTGGAGAACTCCTGGAACGCGATCACGGCGAGCTATCCCGAACCCGCGAGCCTCTGGGAGGCGAAGGACGCGCCCCCGCGCTACAACACCGACTGGGAGGGCGAGGATCAGGGTCGCCGCCGGGTCGCCCACCTCGAGCTGCCGGCCGTGCCCTATGCCGCGCAGGTCCAGCGGATCATGCGGGCCTATATCGAAGAGGAGCGCCGCTTCCGCCGCCATGCCCTGACGCTGCCCCCTGATGCGGCGATCCTTGAACCCCTTGACGCAATCGGCTGGACGAGCCCGGTCAACGGCTACGTCACGAAGGTCTTCGAGGTTGCCGAGGTGGCGGACGATCTGCGGACATGCCTGCAGCGCACGGCTCTGCGGGAACGCGACCCCAACGACTACGACTATCCGGCCAACATGTTCCTGCCCTCGGCCATCGCTGCGCCGGGGCCTGTGCGTCCGTCCGCCCAGACGGTGCCCGGCTTCATCGTCGAGGCCATCAACATCCTCGACGGTGGCGGCACGGCCCGGCGGCCCGCCGTGCGCCTGCGCTGGGCGGGTGACGGTCAGGACGATGTGACGGGGCTGGAATGGGAGGTGCGGCTGGCCGCGACGGGTGTGCTTGTGTCGCGGGGATCGACGCAGACGGTCACATCCGGCCTCTTGAACATCACCTCCGGCATCCTGCCGCAGACGGCCTACCAGGCGCGGGCCCGGTTCCTCGCCCCGCGGGCGACGACCTGGACGAACTGGATTGCCTCGGTCCCGGCCCTGACGCCGGCCCTCTACACGAACACGGCCGATCTCGCGGGGCAGTCCGTCACGGCCGTCGCACGCCTGTTCAAGGGCGAGCGGTTTGGCCTGACAGGGACAGGCTGGGTGCGGCGGGGCTCGATCAGTGTACCGCGCAAGGCGGGTTTCCCGACGCTGTTCCGCTTGGCCTTCAGCTATGATGGCGGCGGCACCCAGACTGTGAGCGCCCGGATCCTGCGTGGATCGCAAGAGATCGCCAACGCGACCTTCTCGACAGGCCCGCGGGGGGCACAACACCAGGGCGCCTGGACCGCGCTCGATGCCGAGTCAGCGGGCGGGACGGTGACCTACCACCTCGAATTCCGCCGCGGGTCGCTGAACGGCGCCAGCTTCCGCATCAATGGCTGGAATGTCTTCTTTGATGCCGAGCAGGTGTTCCGATGAAACGGGCCATCTACGCCGCCGACGAAGGAACCGATTCCGCGCGCCCCGTGCGCGGTGTCATCGAGATCCCGGACGAACCCCGCGAGTCGCTGTTCCTTCGGCTGCAGGACCAGCTGGACCTCCTCGCAACCGACGAGCGGACCGTCCCGCTGAAGGATGCGGCGACGTTCAGCGATCTCGACAATGACGCCTCGACCTATGATTTCACGGTGGACGCGCGGGACTGGCTCCTGACAGGCGCGTGGGACGGAACCGCCCGGACGGCGACGATTCACCCAACTGCACTGTGGACGATCGAGGGTCAGTGGATTGGTTCGGTGCCAACCACCGGAGCGCCGCCCGCGCCCTTCACGGATGACGCGGCCTACGTCGCATGGGTGATCGACGGTCGCTGGACCGGCGCGGTGTCAACTACGGAGGTGCCGGTCGAGTATGTCGGGCAGGCCGTGGATCTGGACCCGATTGCCGTGCCGCGCTTCTCGCTCGAACAGCGGCAGGCGGCGGTGCGCCGTCGTCGCGATACCATGCTGGCCGACGCCCTACAGCTCATGGCCTTCGACCGGCGCCTCAACGAGACCGACTTCGGCTTGGTCGAGACCTATGTCAGCACGCTCCGCGCGATCGGAGATGCCGAGGCCAATCCCGACGCAGTGACCTTTCCGGCGCTCGGCGCGATCGCTGAGAACGCCAGCGCATCGCTGCGGGTCCGGACTTACCGGCGCGACAACATCCTTGCCGCGGTGGGGCTCTCTGGCGGAGTCCCGACGGGCGCCCTCATCGAATCCGCCGAGAATGCGAATGGCCTCTATGTGCGCCTGGCGAGCGGCCATCAGATCTGCTTCGGCATGCGCAAGGCGACCTTCGTCAACTCGACGCTGCTGCTGACCAGCTGGACGTTTCCGGCAGCGTTCAACACCGTCGAAAACCTGTGGATCGGGGCCTTCCTGTCGTCAGTCCGGCCAGACGGGACAAGCGAGGGGCTGGCACTTGTGGACATGGAAACCTGCGTCGCGATCGGCACTGCGCGCGGCATGACCAGCGCCAACGTCCAGGTGCGGTCGAGGGTCTACGACTTCGTCTCCGGCGATGAGGTCTGGCTGAACGTCATGTCGGTCGGGAGGTTCGCATGACCTGGCACATCAGACTCTCGCCGATCCGGATGGACGGCGCGATCACCCTCTCGGCCGCCGGCGACGTGCTGACGATCAACGGTGAGGATCTCGACCTGTCGGCGATGGAGGACGGCGATGTCCTGCCGGGCGGCGCGGTCGATCACCCGCTTGTCAGCCCGGTCGATCCGATCAACCGGGAGGGTGGTGTGATCGACATCACGCTGCTCCTGCCGATTGGCTGGCCCGCGCCTGAGGCCGCGCGCTTTGCCGAACCGATTACCGTGACAGAGGACGGGCCGATCGCTCTGCCCGTCGGGGTGGCCCCATGATCAGAATCGACTGGTCAAAACGCGAGACGGCCAAGGACCGCGCCCGGGCGGCCGAGGCGGATGCCGCCGCCCGCGCCCGCGCCTACCTGGCCGAGACCGACTGGTACGTGACGCGGCTCAACGATCCCTCAGACGGCCGTCCTATTCCGCAAGAGATCCTTGACGCCCGGGTCACCGCGCGGCTGGCCGCAAACGAGAAAGGAGAAACCCCGTGACGACACCTTGCAGGATCAGGGCACCGCTGATCGATCCGACCGGGACGCTGCGCCCAAATACCGACGTGGTCTTTCAGCGAAAAGGCGGCGTGGTTGGTCAAGAGGGCGCGCTCCTCCTGCCTTTCGACACACGCGCCAGGAGCGACTCCACCGGGATGGTCGAGCTCGAGCTGATGCCAGGTGAATACACCGGCCTTGCCAGCGGGTCGGGCCGCCCTTGGAGCTTCCCTGTCGCCGTCCCGGATACGGAGGACGAGGTTCTCGCAGACCTGACGCCGCAGGCGTCGAACATCCCGATCGACAACTCCCTGGTCGCCGAAACCAAGGGTTACCGCAACGAGGCGTCCGACTTTGCCGATGCCACGGCGGCCGACAGGATCCAGACCGGTATCGATGCGACCGCCACTGCCGACGACCGGGTACAGACCGGACTCGACCGCGCGGCCACCGCCGCTGATCGCGTTCAGACCGGGCTTGATCGCGCGGCCACCGCTGCCGACCGGGTTGCCACCGGCCTCGACGCTGCCGCGACGGCCGCCGACCGCGCGGCAATCGAGACCAGCCTCCTCGTCTACATCACCGACGACGCCCAGAGCCTGACCATTGCCGTGTCCGACACGATGGTCGTGGCCGAGGGCACGTCTCCCTATCCCACCGTCACGCTGGAGTTTGCCACACCATGAGCGTCGAACAGTTCCAACTCCTCAAGCTGTCGGCGCTGCCGCTGGTCATCGCTGACCTGACGGCGGCGGCACAGGCGTCAGGCGCGGCGGGTGCAGCGCCATTTCAGGCCGGGGCGGAGGCGGCGCGGAATACTTCCATCGCGCAGGCCACCATCTCTACGACGCAGGCAGGCATTGCGACCGCACAGGCCACCATCGCCACGACGCAGGCGGGCCTTTCGACTGCCGCTCGCGCGGGAGCGGAGGATGCGCGGGAAGAAACAGAGACCGCCCGCGATGTGACGCTCGGATATCGCGACGAGACGCTTGTCGCGAAGGTCGCCGTCGAGGCCCTGCAGATCAGCCAGATCTACGAGGCGATCAAGGCGGCGACGATGAACCCGACCGCGATCCTTGCCGGGCGGGGCGACTGGTTCCTTGCCGGGGTCTGGCAGGGTGAAACACCGACAAACGACTGGATTGAAAATGGCGCCTGGACCGGCGCTGTGGCCACGGCCTGAGAGAGGACAACGACATGACCAAGATCACCACTGACTTTTCGGGCCTCGAAAACGCGACCACCCGGCTCGCGCGGATGCAGGACATCCATGACTTCTGGCTCAATGCAGGGAGCTTTGCCGCTGCTGGCTTCCTGAATGCAGCGCAGGCCAACCTCAACGGCCTGCTCGACGTGGAAATCGCGGAAGGCGAATTGTTCGGGACGTGGCTCGCCAAGCTGAACCTGATGAACGAACCCGACAAGTGGCTGTCCGATACTCTGTCTGGCGCGGGGCCGAATGCGTTCATCCTCGCCGACGACACGGCGCGCATCTTCGGGCCGGATGGCGTCACGCCGGTGTCCGTCCCCGGCACCGCCGTCTCGCTGGCGGTGGATGATTGGGAGGGTCTGGAGCTGGGATCGGAAATGAACCCTGACGCTGGTTTTGACAGTGCGGCAGGGTGGACTCTTGGCACGGGCTGGTCTGTCACTGGGGGGCGGGCCCAGGTTTCAGCGGGTGGGGTGAACACCGATCTTTTCCGTGCAATCGCAGGTGTCGTGGTAGGGCGGGCATATCTGGTCGAAGTGACCGACCTCGACCACATAACAGGTGCGATCAGGGTTGTCTTTGGTGGGGCGGGGGTTGGCGCCGACTATACCGCAGATACCCCCGCCACACGTCGAATTGTTGTGGCAACCAGCACCGACGGACTGCGTCTCCGTTCCGTCAGCGCGGGGACTGAAGGATCGGCAGCGGCTGTTTCGGTCCGCGAAGTCCTGAATTGGCCTGCCTACCAGAACAACATCGCCCCTCGTCCGACTTGGGGCCGTGCGCCCGCGCAGGTGCGCAATCGGATCACCGCTTCGGAGGACTTCACGTCCGCATCGTGGTCAAAACTGACGGGTGCTACTGCACCGACTGCGAGACAAGTTTCGTTTTCTGCCGACGCCATAAGCCGAGTTACACAGATTGCTTCCATTGCCAGTGCGCCTAACCTGACCCTCTCGGTTCGCTTTGACCCATCCGAGGCTGGCAAGACTGTCCGTTTGGGAGTTTGGGCGACCGGGCTTGACGGTACCACTTCCGGCAATTCTGGGGATAAGGTCATTCCTGCTGGTGGGGTTGTGACCCATTCATGGACTGGCATCACCAACCTGACCGGCGTGGGCATATTGAACGGGAGCGCAGGAACTGCGCAAGTCGTCTCCCTCGCTACAGAAGGTGGCGTTCAACTTGATCTCGCTGCAGCCCCGACCGCTTACCAACGACGCGGCCCCATCCCCACCGACATTACCGAGGCAGGCGTCCGCTCCTTCGGGGTGCTGCGTTTTGACCTGACTGACGATGCGGTCGTTCACCAAATCCACGCGGGCGGCACCATCGCAATCGGGGTGCATGGTCGGGGTGGCTCTTACCTGATCCCATCCGTGGTGCTGGCTCCGAATGACGTGCTTTCCATCGGCCCCATTTCTGTGCTGGACAATGGCGTCGTGGTTGCAGGGTGCCCTGTTGGCATCTTGCGCGCCTGCACGATTGTCCCGTGGGATACGTTCGGTAATCTGGTCGGCTATTCCATCATGAAGGCCAACCCGAACGCCAAAGAACGGGCGCGGGCGATGCGCTTCTTCGCGGCTTATGGGGCGCGGGGATGGCTGGTCGAAGGAGCGAACATCGTTGCCGATAGCGGTTTCGACGATGCTCCGGGGTGGACTCTGTCTTTTGGGACGGTTTCTGGAAGCAAGGCCCAATTCACAGCCGCCGGAAGCGCGTCGGTAGTGAGGTCAGCTCTCCCGGGGGCCATCGTCCCAAATCAACCCTTCCTCGCTGAAATTACCGTCGACTCCATTTCCGGCGGAACGATCGGGTGCGGATTTTCGGGCGGTACGGCCACGATCAGCACGATCTCGACGCCCGGTGTGCATCGCACTGTTCTGCTTCCCAACTCAGGAAACACAGGCACCGGCGTTTATGCTGGAGGGTCCACCGTTGCTGTCGTTGACAACTTCACCCTTCGTCCCCTCACCCCGGAGTTCTGA